TTTAGTGGGATTCAAAACACCAGCCGCCTAGGCATTCCGGTGCCTGTTGTCTACGGTGAAACTATTGTTGGTTCAGTCGTGATTTCGGCTGGCATCGACGTTGACACGATCTGATCATGGCTGAAAAAGAAACCAAGCAGATCATCGGTGCCGGTGGTGGCGGCGGTGGTGGTGGTGGTGGTCAGACAATCGTTCAACAGACGGTTGTTGTCCAGCAGTCAGCGCCCCCAGCTACTAGGACGCCAACCCGCCAAAGCGACAACCTAGCGTCTACAGCTCACGCCAACATTCTTGATCTGCTGAGCGAAGGCGAGATTGAAGGCTTCCCCTCTGCGCGTGCTTACACCAGAGGTACGGATAATTACAATCTGGCGCTGCTTAAGGATGTTTTTCTAACTGATACGCCAGTTTTGCGTTCTGGCGCTGATGTCACTGATCTAAGCGATTCAGATTACAACTTTAAGGGCGTCACGGTAAAGACAAGATACGGCACCAACGCACAGACCTACATTGATAGTTTTGGCGCTACTGAAGACGTTCAAAGCGTCAACGTAGAAGTCACGCAGGACACGCCTGTCACTCGGCAGATCACTGATACGAACGTTGATGCAGTCCGCGTCAGCATCGCTATTCCGCGCCTGGAGCGCGCAACTAATGAAGGAGACGTGCTGGGCACAAGCGTCAGTATTGACATCCAAGTTCAGTACAACGGCGGCGGTTTTACAAGCGCAAAAACCGACACGATTAGTGGTCGCACCGTTGATAAATATGAGCGCGATTATTTGATCACGCTTGACGGCGCGTTTCCGGTTGATATTCGGGTTGTTCGTACATCAGCAGACAGCACTGGGCAGGACGTTAGCCCGACGTTCTTCGCTGCTTACACGGAGCTAATTTATGAAAAGCTGCGCTATCCAAACAGCGCCCTAGCCGCTATCCGTTTTAGCGCCGAGCAGTTCAACAGCATCCCTGCTCGTTCTTACCGGATCCGTGGCATTAAGGTCAAAATCCCCAATACCGCAACCGTTGATGCAGCTACTGGACGACTGACCTACAGCGGCACTTGGACTGGCACATTTGGCGCTGCCCAGTGGACCACTTGCCCAGCTTGGATCCTATACGACTTGCTTACCAGCAAGCGTTATGGGTTTGGTGATCACATTACAGAAGCTCAACTAGACAAATTTGCCTTTTATTCAGCATCTGTTTATGCAAATGAGCTGGTTGATGCTGGTCTAGGTGATAACACAAAAGAAGCACGTTTTAGCTGCAATGCGCTGATTCAAAATCAATACGAAGCTTATAAGCTCGTCAATGACCTTTGTTCGGTAATGCGTTGTCAGCCGTTCTGGTCTACAGGCTCGCTCACAATTACACAGGACAAGCCGATTGATTCAAGCTATTTGTTTAATCGTTCCAACGTTTTGGAACCAGGATTCAGCTATGCCGGTTCAGACTTAAAAACACGCCACACTGTCGCAGTCGTTAGTTATTTAGATCTGAACACCCGTGAACAGAATTACGAAGTTGTAGAAGACCGGGATGCGATTGCAAAATATGGCTGGGTTGCAACTGAGGTAAAAGCTTTTGCCTGTACATCACGTGGACAAGCAAACAGACTGGGGCAATGGATTCTTTATTCAGAACAAAACGAAACTGATGTTGTCACCTTTACTGCTTCAATTGACGCTGGTGTTTTAGTCCGCCCTGGCGCTGTTATTGACATCCAAGATCCTGTTCGTGCTGGCGTTCGTTACGGCGGAAGAATTGCAAGCGCAACGACAACAGTAATTACTGTTGATGATGATACTGATCTGCCGAGCGCAGGTGAGCTTTCAGTGTTGCTGCCTGATGGCACGGTTGAAACTCAGACGATTGACAGCCGTTCTGGCACAGAGATTACGGTAGACACCGCTTATTCCACTGCCCCCAACGCAAATAGCATTTGGATTTTGCAAACGGACAGCATCCAAACTCAGCAATATCGCGTGCTGACTGTCAGTGAAAAAGAAGGGCACTTGTATGAGATCAGCGCCCTGAAATACAACTCAAGCAAGTACGACTACGTTGAGCGCGGTTTTGAGCTGTCATCGCGCAGTATCACTAACCTCAACCCGATCCCTGAGCCGCCAAATAACCCAAGCGCCACCGAAAAGTTCTACGCCGTTGATAACAAAGCAAAAGTCAAGATCATCTTGAGCTGGGAAGCGCAAAAGGGCGTTCCTCAGTACAAGGTGCGCTACAGGGCAGATAACGACAACTGGGATTCGGTCACTGTCACTCGCCCAGACGTTGAGATTCTCGACACCCGCGCCGCAAAGTACACGTTTGAGATCTACAGCATCACGGCACTAGGTCGCCAGTCAACCAACTTCACTAACTTCGAGTTCAACGCTGTTGGCAAAACTGCTGTCCCTGGCGATGTCCAGAACCTGCAGTTTGAAGCCACTAGCGACAAGGAAGGGACGCTGAAATGGGATGAGACTGTCGATCTTGATGTTAAGCACGGCGGCAAGGTCTACATCCGCCACAACAGCCTGACCGATGGCAGCGCCAGTTGGAGTGACTCGGTTGACCTAATTGAAGCTGTCGCCGGTTCTTCTACCAGCGCCAAAATTCCGTTGGTTGAGGGTGAAGTCTTCGTCAAGTTTGCGGATGACGGCGGACGCCTGAGCACCAATGAAGTCAGCGTGATCATTGATCTGCCTGACACTCGCGGCAAGCTGCTGCTGCAATCGCGCCGGGAAGATCAGGATTCGCCTCCGTTCCAAGGCACGACAACCGACACCTTCTACAGCGACGAGTTCGACGCGCTGACCCTAGCTAGCACCGCTGAGATCGACGACAAAACCGAAGACATCGATGATTGGGGCACCATTGATTTCTTAGGCGACACCAAGACTTCCGGTGAATACGCCTTCGCTACCACGCTTGACCTTGAGGGCGTTTTCTCGCTTGATCTCAAGCGGCGCTTTGTCACTCGCGGTTTCCTGCCGGATGACCTGATTGATGAGCGGACAGACAACGTTGATAGCTGGGGCGACTGGGACGGCGACGTGACGGACAAGGTGAACGCCAAACTGTTTGTGCGAAAGACCGACGACGACCCGAGCGGTTCCCCGACCTGGGGCAACTGGGCGGAGTTTACCAACGGTACCTTTAAGGGTCGTGGTTTCCAATTCAAAACGCAGCTCACCAGCAGCGACACCGCGCAAAACATCCTTGTCGATGAGCTGGGCTACGTCGCAGAGTTCGAGCGGCGTACCGAGAACAGTGATTCTGCTGTTGCAAGCGGCACCGGCACGAAGTCGATCAGCTTTGGAAATGCCTTCTTTGTTGGCACTGCCTCGCTGCTAGGGGCAAACACCAGGCTTCCTGCGGTTGGCATCACGGCTCAGAACATGCAGAGCGGGGATTACTTCACGGTGAGCAACGTTTCTGGCACGGGGTTTGACGTGAACTTCTTCAACTCGTCTGATACCGGGATTTCTAGGAACTTCAACTGGTCTGCTGTTGGGTACGGAAAATCGGGATGATGAAGGTTTGCAGCCGAGCTAAAGTGATTCCAACGACTGTCTAGACGGCTGTGGCAACCCACGATTACAACCTTGCCAACCAAGACGGGGCTAGCTTCCGTTCAGATCTGAATAACGCGCTCGCCGCAATCGTTAGCAATAACAGCTCTTCTACTGCCCCGGCTACCACGTTTGCTCACCAGATCTGGGTTGATACCACTGCCAATGTGATCAAGCAGCGCAACGCTGCGAACGATGCATGGATCGAGCTTTGGCGAATTGATGGCGGATTTAACGCCAAGACATTTAGTGGCGACATCACGCTGAACGCTCAGTCTGATCTGCGCTTTGCTGACTCAAACAGCAGTAATTGGGTTGCGTTTCAATCCCCTGCCGTAGTTAGCAGCAATGTCACTTGGACTTTGCCTGATTCTGACGGATCAGCAGATCAGGTCCTGACCACTAACGGGTCGGGCGTGCTGTCTTTTGCTGATGCAGCTGGCGGTACTCAAGACAACATCACTGAGGGCAACACCAGCGCAGAGGTTGTTGACACCGGCTCAGACGGTCACTTTAAGGTGGTCACTGAGGGTAACGAAGCAATCAGGGTTGATTCAAGTCGACGGCTCTTGATTGGCACAAACGCTGCTTATGATTCGTATCTCGGCGCAGCTACTAATAGACTTCAAATTACAGGCAGTAGCTACCAGTTAGGGGCTATGTCTGCATTTGTGTTTGGCAGTACAGGTACTGGCGCACATTTAAATCTTGGATTGTCCAGAAATGCAACTGTCAACAGTCACACTGTTGTGCAAAGTGGCAACACACTTGGAGCCATAACTTTTAATGGCTCAGATGGATCTGCATTTAAAGCTGGAGGCTTGATCCAGTGCAATGTGGATGGCACCCCTGGCACTAACGACATGCCAGGACGCCTAGTGTTCTCCACTACTGCGGATGGCGCGTCTTCTCCGACGGAGAGGATGAGGATTACCAACAACGGCAACGTTGGTATCGATGCCACGTCGCCTCAGACTAT